CTCATACAAATTTAAAATTTAGGTAATGATTTTGTAGGTAATGATGGCCCTGTCATCTCTGGTAAACCTTGATCTAAAACATTCGGTAACAGTCCAGACACCTCAGAAAGTATTTGGTTCATAACTTGGTTTTTAAAATTTTCTGACCGTAAATACCTGTAACCAATTCCAGCAGTTACTAGGGTTGTACTTAAAAGTAAAAACGTTAAAATGGTTAAAACGTCAAGAATTTTTCTCATGGTCAAAGAAGCAGTATTAAAGGCTATAGGTCATGTAAGTATTATATCTATGCTTATAATTCTGCCAAGTGTCATTCCATTGTATTTAATTGGTGGGATGATGACTAGGCAAATGACAACTCAAACTAAGTAACTAAATATTTTAGCTAGGAGAAGTAGGCCAAGTAATATTAAATGGGTCTGATTGTGTACTAGGAATATCTCTTAAAGACTGCCTAAAATTTTTCCAATCATTAGATAAAGTTAAATCGCTGCAAGCCCTCCAATCAGTATTTTTTAACATTTCATTTCTTATTGCTCTAATTTCTACCCATTTTTGAGAAGTTAATGTAGCTTGTTCTTCTGTTGTGGTAGATTCTACCTTTACTGTATAAACCTTTCCACTATCAACATAAGCAGTTACAGTAGATAACTTTTGTGTTGGTGTTGTATAACTAAGAGTTTCTACAATTTCTACTACGTCATTTTCTGTTAAAAAATCTGTTGTAACTCCACTAACAGGAAAACTAGTATTAGGAAATAGTTGTTGTATAGTACCGGTGTTTTTTACAGTAGTACCATCAATGATTGCATAGTTCATAATTAAATTTTAAGGTAAGCCAAATCTAGATTTTTGCGCGTTGTATTGACTTGTAACATCTGCCTGAGTAAAAGATTGATCATAACCCCTCATTACTCCCCACTTTCCTTGTAAAGCAAACCATTGAGAATATAGGCCAAAAATTTGTATGTAAAAGGCATTGTAATCATAATAATAATTAGTGGTTGAGGTTACTGAATAAAATAAATTTTTATTTCTATACATTTTTAAATTACCGCTACTATCTCTAGTTATTATGATTTGCTCCCAACCTGTATTACTACCACTATAAGAGAAATTTGCATTTGGTGGATTACTGTTGGTTAGTTGCCAAACAGCAGCCCCCGCACTATCATCATCGGTGCCACTAAAACCAATTTCAGCACAATCAGACTGACCAAGGAAAAAACCCATTGTAGGTTTTGCAAGACTTCCGTTATATATAGCATAAGTATGAAATTCGTAAAGAGAACCGGTTGAATATCCTATATTACTTTTTGAAGAAGATGTTGTTTTGTTTGTATAAGCTCCAGTGTAACCATCTCTAGGCAATTTTGCATCATAAATAAATTCAAGGGTATATGGCGCAAGTGAAGAACTCGTAGAATACCATAAATTTCTAACGCCCCCCCCTGAAGGAACACGAAAAAGATCTGATTGAGAACTAGCTGACCCACTAACACTAATACCAGGCATATCTGTATAGTATGGTGAATTAGTCATAGTTGCACTAGCTTCTAAGTAACCTCCATTAGCTGAATTATATGATTGAGTCCATACCTGACCTAAAAGAGCATATGATGAATTATATTGTTTTATTTTACCATTACGACTATTACCACTTAAATCTAAAACAACATTATTAGTTCTATTCCAACAGTTAACATCACCAAAATCCCAATGCATTACTGCACCTGTTTTTATTACGCCAGCAGCGCCAACATTACCAGCAGCAGCCCTTAAAAGATGATTTCGCATATTAGCCTAAATCTCCAACATTTGCACCATATAAGGTACTACCTACCTTAAATAATTCTATTGCTGTTGGTGTCGCTCCTCCTAGTGTAGGTACAGAACCGCCACGCCAAGTCATAGTAGGCCAAGTTAATGAATAATTAGACCCACTAGCAGTTATTATAAGCAGCATTGATTGACCTGTAGTTAAGCCATCTGTAGCAGTTCTGTTATTTCCTAATGTCCAAGTTTGAATCATTCCATTTATAGGATTTAAAGCAACAGATGAAGCATCAGTTATAGCAAATACTGTTTCTGTTATTTCTTTTTGAAAAATTACTTCTGCTGAAAAAGTACCACCAGCTAGTGGCATTTTTGTTGAATCAGTTACAGTTATAGCGGCAGAACCATCAAAGTTAACACCATTTATAGCTCTTGGGGTTGTTAGTGTTGCCGCTGACCCTGTTGTATTCTGGTTTAGTGTTGCAACTCTAGCTGCTGCTATTGTTCCAGATGTTATATTGCTTCCATTTAATGAAGTTAAATTAACACCGCTTGCCGCAGGTAGTGTAGCTGGAAATCTATCATCTGGTACTGTTCCGCTTGTTAAATTAGTAGCGTTTAAATTGCTGAGATTTGCAGCAGGTAAGTTTGTTAAGTTTGCACCACTTATCGCTGGTAGTGTACCAGTTATGTTAGCTGCTGGTATTGATGTTAAGTTTGCTGCCGAAGCTGCTGGTAATGTAGCAGGGAATCTAGCATTTGGTATCGTTCCATCAGTAATTCTGTCCGCATTAACAGCATTGCTATTTGTACTTACAGCATTACCCATATAAGCGTGTGCGGAACACTGATAATGTAGAATTGATGGGGTGTCATCAGTCACAGTAATTTCTGTATAAGCTCCACTATTACCTGGATTTCCAGCAGTTGCCACATTTGTTGTATATGCTGTTGTTTTGTCTGCTTCTAGATAAAATCTTAATGGATGACTTGCATTGCTACTATCAGCTTGATCAAATTTATATGTTCTACCTGGTGTTAAGGTAATAAATGGTGCTTCATATCCATCTATTTTATATCCATTACTCGAACCAGTACCGTTATATCTATGAGCAGCGGTTTTAGAGGCGACTGTAACTGTTAAAGTTTTTGTTGATCCTGTATATATTGCCTGTACTGTTGCAAAACCTCTAATATTTCCATCATTTTGTAATGTTAGATCACCTGTAAATGTTGGGTTAGTACTAGAACCTGGGTCAACCCAACTTAAATTACCACTAGAATCACTAGCTAGAACGTAACCACTAACCCCCGCATCTGTAGCTGGTAGTGTCCATACAACATTAGATGTAACCGTAGCAGGTGCTTTAAATCCTACATGATGTGATGAATCAGAGTCTAGATACCTAAATTCTTTTTGACCAGATACAGAAAAATGTTCTGATGAGGTCCAAGAATCTGTAGAATCTACCCAGTTTATAGTTTTATCTGTTGAGCCTTTTAAGGTAATACCACCGCCATCTGCAAGAGTATCTGAAGGGCTTGAAACTTTGCCAAGAGTAATATTTTTATCTTCAATATCAAGATTAGTAGTATTTACAGTTGTAGTAGTTCCATTTACTTGGAAATCTCCTGTAACTACTGCATTTCCACTAACATTTAAATTAGTACCAACGGTTAAATTACCTGTTAATAATCTATTTGTATCTGGTATTGGTACATATTCTAAAGATTGCCATGCTGTAGATCCATCACCTATCTTAAATTTTTTGGTATCTGATTCTATTCCCCATTCACCTGCAAGTAATACAGTATTGTTTGAAGTCCAATTACTAGCTGTATCTCTTCTTTGTTTTTGTAAAGCAGTTATAGTTACTGTCATAATTAATCAGAGTTCCTTGCATCTATTATATTAGTTCTAGCAGGTGTTGAGCTACTTGTTAAGGCATCTAATATATTAGCTCTTGCAGTTGCACTAGAATCACCAGCATCATAAATTAAATCTCCTGTATCAATAGGAACTGTTACTAATTCTATTTCAACATCCCATTTACTAGTTAATTCACTATCTGTAATTATTGGAGGTTTTGAATATAGCCACGCAACGTCACTCTGTAAGGCTACAGGTGGGGATGCATAACCTGACCAAACACTGGAAGATAATAAAAATATCTCAAAACTTCCACTTTGACCATCGAAATGTGTTCTTAATAAATTAACTTGCGTTTCTGTTAAATTTAAAAAACCTAATTGTAATACTTGTTCTATACGTCTGTTACCACTTCTGAAACCTGTAGTAACACCAGTAGATGAGGAAATTATATTGCTAGGAAAATCCCCAGTAATAAATAATCTGCTACTAGGAATAATAGAGGGAAAAGTTGCCATTATAAAGGAACAGTTATTAGCTCAATAGAAATACTATAGAGATTAGGTGCTGATAAGCTTACACTTAAAGGTTTTGTATATCTCCATTGATAATCGCTATTATTTATAGGTGGTGTTGACCATGCAGACCAAATTGAAGCAGAAAGATCAAAGGGTACTATTGAACCATTTTGATCATTAAAATGACTTATTAAACTTTGTGCTTCTGTTTCTGTCAAATGTTCATATTCTATAATTAAAATCTGTTGTATTCTTTTATTAGCTAATTTAAATCTAACATTTGCACCGCTTAAGCCTTGGTGTTTATTTATAGGATAATCACCATAAGATAAATTTGTTTTTAAAGGTTCTAAAGAAGGAAAAGTAGTCATTGTAGAGTTGTAAACGTACCAGTTAACATTTCTTTTGTTATTTCTGAAACATTACTTGCATCTAAAGGAAAATGTGAGGCTTGTATATTGCTAATTCCATTATTATCATATGTAATGCTTGTGACTTGATAATAATTTATTTCTGTTCTATTATCTCCAGCGCTGTTTTCCCTCTGTAATTGTACTTTTATAAGATTTGTAGGAATTATTGTTGTTGTTACTAATGGTGTAGAAAAACTTATATCATGGCTGCTGTGTTTACGTCTTGCTAATTCATATTTTGCATATAATATTGCATGGTTTACACTGCTACAACATTCTGATATGTCAAATTGTTCAGTAGGTGCATCTAAAGACGTACTACTAAATCTTAGTGTAACTGTTTTAGATTTTGAAACCTCGCTTGGGACACAATGTGTATAAATAACATTAGCAATAAATTCTCTTCTATCCTCTACATTTAGATAAATTTTTTCAAATGTATTATTTATAATGTTTGCTTCAGTAAATGTAGCAACAGGTGTTAAAGCAGTTGTATCAAATTGATTACTGCTATTTATAGGTAAAGTTGGCGCAAATTTATATTTACCTCCCACAGATAAAAAAGCTAAAAAATAATATGGTGCAATTGATGTTATATAATCAATGATATTTACAGATTTTGATACAAAACCGTTAAAATACATATCATTATTATGATTAAATAGAGCTAAAGATTGTAAGTTTGTAGTATCAACAGGTGCAACTATATCAGCGGTATTATTACCATCAATTTTTTTATAAATTTTAAATAAATGCATTGCTAAATCTACAAACTGATTACTAGCGCCTTGCTGATAAGAAGAGCCTGATAATCCTTGACTATATAAATCTACTTTTACACCTTGTGCATAGAATACATATACTTGTTTTACATCTGAGGGATAAGTGCCCTCGTAAATTCCATCAACTAACTGACCTGCAATTGATAAAAAAGTAATATCAGCATAACTTGAATTATCTAAACCAGTATAGACATTTATATTACTTCTATTGGCAATAATATATTCTACTTGCACCCCAGTTAAAGTCCCTGTGCTGGCTGGATTAGTTGCTAAAACTTGATTATTAACTGATGAAAAAGTAAATTTCCGATAAAATTGGCTCTTCCCATTATTCATTGCATTTATTTTATCTAAATCTGCTTGAGTTCTAATGCCAGCCGCTACTGTCGTTGCATTAAATGGTGAGCCTAATGCACCATTTGTAATATTAATTAAGCTTAAAATGTGACCAACAGGAAAACCACCTAATAAATTTCCGCTTAATCCATTTGGGCCGTCTCGTCTTGTATTGTAAGTAAAAGTTGTTACACCTGGTCCTACAAATAAAGGAGTATTTGCTTGTATATTATTTGTAACGTTTACACCTGTTTCCGCATCAAATACTTGCGTTGATACTGTAAATCTTGAATTACTTGTATCACCTGTACCAACTGTTAAATAGTTAAAAGAAAAATAATCTTTTTTTAGATCTGGCACTTTAATAATAACATCACCTGAAGATGCAGGGATTACTTTAGTTAAATATGAGTAGTTTTCATAACCACAAAATAGTCCTGTTCCTTGTATTGGACAAGTATTAGGACTAGCAGCTAATGTTGCCGCTGAATTAAAAATATTAGTTGTGGTAATTGTTTGATCTGTTAATAATTGAATTTTTTTCGTACCTGTATATGATGTGCTTCTTGTAGGGCTACTCACTATTTCACCTTGTGATATTGCGAATAAATAAGATTGCCTAAAATTAAATGTCCCTGCTTTTAGTAAACTAGGTTGAATCCATACACCACCAATATTTTTATCATCTAGTCTATGACCAAATACTATAGGCACTGTTTCACCTGTACTTGCTATTCTTTGTTTAACGTCTAAATCTGATTTTGGTTTTTTAAAATTTTCTAAACTTTCATCTAATATCTGAGAATCTTGCCCAACTTTTGATATTGATTGTCTACGCCCTCTAAAGGCAGGGCCACGATAAACAGTCCCAATAGGTACAGGTTTATGCCCACCAATATAATAGCCACCACTACCTTTAACAAAACCATCATCGTCTAAAATTTCATCTAAATTTTGTGTAATACTACCCATAATATATTTAAGATTTATCTAAAGACATTATATTTATTAAATATTCTGCCGCATCTATATTTTCAGCACTTTTAATAGTTTTTATTTTTTTTGTACCAGATAAAACAGTACCATCTGATAATTTATAAACCCTATTGTTGTCAATAAAAACACCTGTTACACCTGTAACTTCTGTATCATCTTCTAATACAGCATTTATATCTATAGCAAAAACAATATTATTCATGGAGCAACAAACCTCCCTAACAAATCGCTACTAATTCTTTTGGTAGGAACTTGCGCCCTTTGTTTTGATATTGCAGGTGTAACAGTCCAAGTAACAGTAGTATCATTAATTGATGCATTGTCTATTGTACCAATATATCTACAAACTAATGAAG